TAGCTTCTTTGATTTTAAAACTTGCAGACTTAAAGCCATCACCACCTGATTTTGCCGTTTCACTTGCGGTTTTGACCTTGTTGCCAGCTTCTTTAAAGCCTTGACCCGAACTCTTGGCTTTATCGCCAGACTCTTTGATTTTGTCACTAGCTTGTTTAAAACCTTCTCCGCTTCGTTTTGCGTCGGACTCAATCCTCTTCAAGTCAGCAGACAAAGAAGATAGCTTCTGGCCATTCACTTCAACCTCAATGGTTATTTTTCCATCTGCCAAATATTATTCCTCCTCTCTATCTAGACTGTATTTTCTTTGTAATTTTCGCATCAAGCCCTTGTACTCGCTGGAATCATGACTGCTAGGCTTCCATGACCTAATCTGGACAATCTTCATCATTGACGTGTCATCAGGCAGTCCGTTCAGCAGAGCCATAAATTCAGCCCATGTCAGCTTCCCTTGCTCGTCTAATAGGTTGATGCCATACGCTTGTATGAAGCTAGCGTATATGTCCTGAGCGTCTATTTCAAAATCAATTAAGCGGGCCTTGTCGTCTTCATCTACTACTGGCATAGGGTTTCCTTGCCTATCATAGATAACGGGGTCTTTTTTGGTAGTAATAAAATGCTCGTCAATGTATTTCCAGATTTGAGATGCAAGCTCTGGATCTTCTATCTCTTCACCAGTCATGATTTCAATGGCTAACTGAAGCTTCTCAACGTCATTCAGCACATCATCACCAAACATTTCAAAGACATCTAAAACAACATCAAACGAACAATCCATTTCAAAGGTCTTGCCTTCGAATTCAAAAGAGGTTTTAAGAGGTTCATTCAGCTTCATAAGCCGACCTCCTTATTTTTTCTTTTTCTTTGATTTAGCCTTAGCCTTGTACTTGTCAGCTCGTGATTTAGCCTTGTTTTTACGTTCAATAGCAAGCTTCTCAAGCTCTGCACCGATAAGTGTATCAACTTGATAAAATGCTTCGTCTAGGGCTTCGTAATCAGGGTATACTTCGTACAATTTAGCAAATGTTCCGTCGCCAAATACCAAGTCATACTTGATTTCAGTAGTCTTACGTTCAAGCGCCAAGGCTTCGTCAATCGTTTCTTTGCTTATTTCACCCTTCTTCAAGCCGTCAAACTTGCCATTGTTAGATTTATCAACGATTTCTTTCTGATACTCGTTAAAACGATTATTTACTTCATCTTCAATTTCAAAAAATCTTGTTAGATTTTCAATAGACGTATCAAACCACAGCTCTACTTCCCCTAATTTAACGGGAAATCCAGAGCGCTTAACTTCAATTTGAATAGACATATTTTCTCCTTATTTTTTACAAAAAAAGAGCGCCATCTGAATAGATAGCGCCTTTAAATTATCCCACTACCGCTGATTCTTTAGGAATTGAGTTATAAGAAATCTTGCATCCGAACTCTTCGAAGTCTGCAGCGGCACCAGAGCCAGCTTTAATATCACTGACTGTTGCGATTCCAACCCATTGAGTCTTGTTGTCTGCTGACACTACTTTGTGCCATACGAGACGGTCATTACCGAGTTTGTATTTGAGGCCTGCAATGTGCTTCATAGCCTTGTCTTCTTGGTCATAAGTGCCCTTGAATGTGTAAGAGCCTTTAACAGCGGTTACTGTGGTTTCTTCTGTTCCGTCACCGTCATAATAAGCGGTTGATGTTGTTTGCTCGTCAGTATCGTCTGAAATGTCTTCAATCCACTTAGCCAATTCCAGATAATCTGTTTTCTGAGGTTCTGTGCTAGCGTCAGTCACAGGGGCGATAAAATGCCCACGTAAGGCGTTTTTATAACGTGCCATTTAATTCTCCTTTTTGTTTAAAATTGTTAGATTTGCAGTAATGTCCTGCAAATAGATGTAGTACTCTTGCCCGTCTCTCTCGTTGAGAGTCGGGGCGGTTACTGTTAAGTCGTTAAATATGTATGAGTCATTCTTACTTGGTAAATCAAGGTCAAACTCTGACAGCTCTTTGTTGATCTCCCACAAGCACTCACTTGCTTTCTGCTGGTCTTTCGTCTTTATGGCGATTTCAAAGATGAGGTTTACATCTTTCGAGCCGTCCATGTATTCCTTTTTGACTTGCCCGCCTGGTAATGGATAGAGGACCAATCCCTCTTTTTCATCCAAAAAATCCAGTCGGCATTTTAAAGGGATGCCTAGAGTGTCAATAAAAGAGCGTAAGACAACAGCAAAGTCATTGTTATTCTTCGTCATTTAATGCCCATCGCTTTCAATCCAATTTCTGCCCACTTGTCAGCATGTAGAGGTTTGGCCTTCAAATCCCAACGTTTACCAGTGCCTGGCGTTGAGTAATTGCTGAAACTAAAACTTCTGTGCTTGTTGTATGCTCCGCCATAAAATTGAGCTCTGGCATAAGGTGTGTTATATACAATCTGCGAACCGCCACCCGTCACATGCCCGCTAGACCTTAGAGGGCCTTTTCTCAGCGGAATGTAAGGATCCATATCAAGCAGAGCCTGATTGGCAATCGCTAATTGTCCTTTTCTAACATTTGTCTTATTAATTTTTTCCTTCGCCTTGCTCAAATCTATTTTTAATTTAATAGAGGTCATTACATCACCTCTATTTCATAACAATAGACCTTATTCTTAAACGGATAGTACACAGGGATTATCTTATTGATGATGTACTCTCGATCACCATCTTTTAAAATCCCACTGCGGTAAGTGTTGTCAATCTGCACATCACAGTATTGTGTGTACACGAACAAGACACTTGGCTTGCTATACGTAGGGTTCTTCGTTCCTGCTGGATTATTGATAGCGCCTGGCGCATTGTAGTTTCTGTCAAATCGAACAGGAGATAACAAAAGAGGGTCAGAATAAGATTCTTTCCCCCAATCATCTTTATTAGCCTGCTTTTGGATTGTTACAGAGTCAACTAATGCTCTCTTATCTACCATATCTATCAACCCCCGAATACAGAAATCCAGCCGATTTAAGGGCGTTAAATGCATCAAGCGATAGATTATACCCCGAAGCTATTTCATGAGCCCTAGAGGAGCTCTGAGAGCCGTAGGATACGGTTGTGCGACCTAACGTCATGCTTGAGATTGATTGTTTGTCCTCTGCCGTCAAAATGCCTGAGCTTTCCAAATAATGCACTTGGTAAGCAGTAGCGAGCTTAACAGCCTTTTTCCTAGGTTTAAAATCACTCTCAAAGTCGTTGTAGTCGTAGAAATGACGAATAAATAAATCTATTGCAAGTTCAGCCTGTTTCAATCGATCGTCAAAGCCAGTAAAACCTTCAAAACCAAGTTCGATATACTCTTCTTTAGTTAAGTAAGCGATAGTATCCACCTCCTTTTCTAAAAGGCGGTGTTACTCTTCCGCCTCGTCTGTTTCATCAACTGGAACAAAGAACGGGCTGAGTTCGGGGTGAGTTAACAACCCTTTTGCGTTTAACTCAACCGCTTTTTGTTCCTCGATTTCATATTTCTTATTTTCATCAAACGAGATTTCTTCACTATCGATGATAAAAACCACATTCGATGTTGCTTTGAATTTTGCCATTCAATCACTCCTCCACTTCGTATCCTGAAGCCAAGAAAGCAGATACTTGTATTTGGCTTGCTACAGTGAAAGATACACCATCTTTAGTCAAAGTAACTAGTCTTGGATTAGAAACAGCCTCGGCTACCTCTTCGGTGATTTCCTCGGTTTTTTTCTTAGCCATTAACTACCTCCTTCTTAAGCGGACTTGTGAACGTAAATCGCCTTTTTCTTGTTGTCCAAAACAAATGCATCGTAGCGAATGCGTCCTTCAACCAATTTACCATTGATTCCTGGTGGGTTATCGTGAATCTTGTAGTCTTCCAACTTAACAGGAGATGTAGTAGCAATTGGGTGAGCAATAACAAAGTCTACATTTTCTGGTAGGCGTGATGTTGGAGTCAACACAACAGGAAGACCATCAATCATACCAACTTGACCTTTGATTGTGATTTCTTGACCAAGGTCTGAATTTTTAACAAACGTAGGGTCAAGTTTGATTAGTTTGTAGAACTTAGGTGATACGTGGAGTACACGTCCAGCAACTGGAACGAATGCGTCAGTAAGTTTCACTTGACCGTCCAGCACTGCTTCATAAGCATTATCTTTTGTGATTGCTCCAGTAGCGACATTGTCTGTATCTGCACCAGCTACAATCTTAGAGAAGCGATAAGTATCAACTTCTGGAATCACGACTTCTGAAAGTTGACGCGCAAGAGCTTTGCCAGCTTCCATCACACCGTTTGTATCTTGCTCTGACTTCTTGTCGATGGTAAATGTGAATGAACGGTCTTTTGTCAATACCATTGTTTGTACTGTATTTCCAAGCTCTTCGGCTTCCCCGTAACGGTTTTGACCAGTTGTCTTGTAGTCGTTCATTTTAGATGTTGGTACTGAGTATACTTTTACAGTATCAACACCCGTAAAATCAAAGTCTTGGTTGATAATTCCTGTAGAAAGGGCTTCTTTAGCAAAGCGCTCGTCTACTTTAGCATCAAATTTAGCTGCATAATTTACTGCCATTTAGTTTTTCCTCTTTTCTTGTTTTTATTAAACGCTGTCAAAGCCAGCGAATAGCGCTTTATCTTCTGCACTAAGGTTTTCTCCTCCATCCGCTGGTGGATTCCCTGCTGTAGAAAACGTCGGTTTAGGTTGTGCGTTGTCTTGGCTTTGAAATAAATAAGGGCTAGACTCTCTCAAACCTTGAACGGTTTCTTCGATGACTGGTTTACCATCTTCTCCCAGCTCGATTTTATCTAGATCGATAAATCTCATGAGGTCATCTGAGTTATAAGCACCTACATCTTTCAACGCAAGAGCAACAGCATTTGTTTTGGTCACCTGAGCCAGCTTAGCCTCGCTATCTGTCTTATACTGGTCAAACTGAGCTTGTAAGTCAGCTAATTGTTTCTTGCTTTCTTCGCTAGCTCCTTCTTTTGCCTGCAAGTCCTTCAAAGCTTGGGTCTGCTGTTCCAGTTGGCCTTTCAAAGTGTCGGCTTCTGCTTGCATTTCTGACTTAACTTGTGATTTCGCATTCTCAATACCTGCACCGTACGCTTGCATAATATTGTCAATCACCGTTTTGTCTGTGATACCAGCTTCTGTCAACATTTCCCGTTTTAAACTCATGTCTAAAACTCCTCCTTTTTACGTCACACGGACAAAATTAAGACAGTTTTACGCCATGCTCCAGGGCAAAATAAAAACCGCATGATTCTTCATACGGTTTGTTATAGCAATTAAGTAGCAGTCTATTCCTGCCAGTCAAGATGTCGGATCACCCGCTTTCTAAGTTTTGTTCGTGAATTTCCCGCACTTTTTGCAGGTCGCAAATAAGGCGTGTTCAATACCATATTCTCTCCATCTATAATCGTGGACACATAGAAAATTTTGAGTGAGCCATCGCTTAAATTTTGAAAGTTGATACATCCTAACCTCCTATTCTGCCAATTTATAGATTTCTTTCTTTATTTTTCTCCTTTTTGTTGAAAAAAAACGCATTATGAGTTATAATTTAGTTAGTGAATAGAGGTTTTCCATCTCCCCTTGAAACAGTTCATTCTGCGGTAGGAGGTGGGACACCTCTATTTTTCTTTTGGTTCTAAAATATCAATTAAATCATCTGATTTCTTCAATACAGCTATATTTAATCCTCGACGACCAGACTTATATATTTCTTCTAGTCGATTTAAGATTTCTTGTTCAGTCAGTGGAGTTTTCGTGATATCAAACACAATGTTTTCAGCTTGCTCCTTTGCTTTTTTCGACGCGTTATCAAAAACATTCTTACCGTTTCCAAAGATTTCTTTTAAATCAAATTTCATCCCTTCAATCAAATAATCTGGAGTGGGAATATCTTTTGGATAATTAACCCTTGGTACCATTTTGATGTGTTTTCCAAGCGTTTTAGACAGCCATTCTCCTACCGCTTTCTCTTTTTGAGAATAATCTAGCACCACATGCTTTCCGTCGACTTGATATTTCTGGCCGTTATGTTCCCAGAAATTCATTTCTGAGACCTTAGCTTTGCTAGAGTCTACTTTTGACAACCATTTATCCTTTACAGAAACATAAGACTTATTGCCAACAGGTACGACGCTTGTTGGTTTTTCGGTTTTCTTGAATAGCTTCTCTCTAGCATAATCACGATGAAGAAACGGCTTATCTTTTAGAAAATCACGCATAGCGCCCTGCTGGGTGAGTATCTTGCTCTTATACTTGTCTATCAGTTCTTTATCGCCTAATTTTTCAGCCACATGGAGTTTTTCCTTGTTATTTCTGATAGACCGCTCTAAGGCTCTCTGCTTGGCTTCTGCGTTTGCATTTTCTATTGCTTGCTCTGGCGTAACGTTCTTAACGTCCTCTCCAAGCTCTGGCAACTCATTAATACCAGGAATAAACGGGGTTAAGATATGTCCGCAGTTGATGCCTAAACACCCCCCAGGCGTTCCATAACCGTGGTCGTTGAGAGATAAGATAGTATATCCTTCTTCTTCACGAGCTGAGCCAGTGGTTACAATATGATGTTGCAGAGGTGCACAAGCTTCTCTAGCTGTAGCTTTCTTAGAATAGTAATAGGTATCTATCCCAAGCTCCTCAGCTGGCATGGTTCGCATTTCTCGATAGCTTCTAATAGCCGTGGTCTTTATGACTGTGCGCGCATAATTATCTATTTTCCAGTGTTTACCGCCTTTGTCAACAAAACCCTTAAAACCTGCATCTTGCCACTTCATGACGGTCTCATTTAGTGCCTTGTCATGAGTAGACAGACCAGCTACTACACGAGCCACAGAGTCTTGTATAATCCCTCTGTATACTTCAGATACTGCTTGCGGAAGTGTGGTATTAATCAGATTCTTAATATCTCCGTGAGACTGGTTAAAATAGCCAGATAGTAACTCTTGGACGTGTGAAGAATCTCCAAGCTCACCTTCTCCTAAATCATCTATCAGATGTTGTTTGGTGTCCTTGTAAATCCTAAAACCTTCACCTTCAATAACCTGTCTGAGCTGTTCTTCGCCAATATTTGAGTATTTAGCAATCGTCTTCAAGTTCTGCTCGTTCAGCAAGTGCATCTGGTTCAGTTTCTCCAACTGCCAAATATACGGATTATCAGCAAGCGAAGCAGTGCCACGCTCTAACAGCCTATCTATGACTTCATCAAATAGATCAAGAGTTAGCTTGTGATAAGTATCTGCAACTTGACCCGCTTCTAAAATCAGCTGTTCATCATCAAATTTAATCGGGTACTTGTGCTTCATCTAATCATTCTCCGTAAATATCTACGTCAGTTTGACTTCTAACGCTTCCTACGTCAGCTACAGCCTCTTTTCTAACAGCCTCAGCCATTTTCTTGGCTTCTTCCGTAGAAAATCCTAGAGCCTTTTCGATTGCATACTCACGGCTTACCAGACCACTTGCTAAGGCCTTTGTGTAATACTCTAACTGAGTATTTTTGTCAGTAAAGACTCCGTCGTCAAGGCTGACTGTGACATTTTCAAGCGTTGGAATAGGCCCGCTGTACAGGTCATACAATGCGCCAAGCTCACAGATAGAAACCACAAGCTCTTTGATTGACTGCTCAACAAGACTTACAATGCTGTTGCGCATTTGGTAAGTGTCTGAGTTCTCGCTGACTACTTCAGTAGCCGTCTTCATGCTCTTACCGTCGAATGTAAACATGCCAGCAGATACGCCTATCTGCATTTCAAAAAGAGCTAATCCCTCATTGATAGCCTTGATATAGTCATCTGATCGAATAGGAGTTGTTAGATCTGTAATGCTGACAGGGGTGTCCTTGCCGCCGTCAATCTGCTCATAGACATTTTGCTCTGGATCAAACTCACGTTTCACAAGGTCAATGTCTCCATCTCTTGCAAAACCGACTCTAACAGTCTGGTCAGGCACGATGACGCGACGTTGTCCCATCTTAACTTCCCAGCGAAACTCGTCATAAGTCGTGTTGATGAAGTCAATCGTACTCTTGGCATTATCAAAGATAGACAAACCAAGCGGGCTGTTAATATCTTTATTGTTCATTCCAGGAGGCTTCAAGTAAGTAAATAAAGGACGTGTCAGTTGCTCCAGAATAACTTCTTCTTCAAGGTCTTCATAGACCTCAGACAATGGCACTCTGTCGCCAACTTTTTCTTTTTCAGTTGATCGATAAAGCTCGTTAGTGATGACGTACTTACCGTCTTTGTCCCACTCATGAAATTCAATCAAAGTATAATAGATGTTCTTCTTATCAATCACCTTAATCGTTTTCGTCACGATTGCTGCAGACGATATATCCTGCGTGTTAGATTGCAATGGCAAAAACACTGGAGCTTGAACGAACGATACCTTCACGCTATTGCCTGATACATAAGGGCGCATAGCAAGACCGCCAAGAGCCAAACAACTTTCAAGATACCGTTCAAAATTCTTGTTGAATCGGTCGTTCTTTAGCGTTTCTTGGATAAACTTGTTAGCTGTTGTGTCATCCACGGTTATCTCCGCCTGCTCGTTAAATACAAGACTTGCAAGCTTCTTTGAAGCCGTGCGTGCAATTGGCAAATGATTCATGCTACGCTTTTTCTTTTCGTGGTTCGAGTTCAAATACTCAATTTCTGGCCATTTACTTTGATAATAGGTCAGATTGCGAGAAATCCTGTTATATTCTTCCTGCGTTACTGCAATTTTAGGATGTTCTGTGATATTGCCTAATGATTGGCCTGTCATTGCGTATGTACTCCTTTTAAATATATTCTTAATTCTTTGTATGATACCCATTTCAAAGCCTTTCTTAAGCTTTCAACCCGAGCAATTGAAGGTTATCCACAATCATATATTGTAACGCGTCGCAGGTATGGTCGTCTTCCTTAACGACTTTAGGGTCATCATTCATGATTGACTTCTCCTCCCACTGGTAACGCTTGTGCTCCTCGATGAAATATCTCAAGTTGTTTTCTGTTGGTAAATAATAAAAACGCCCATCAGCTAATAAGGATTGGACGCATTCA